TAATATTTCTTCTATGATGATAAAAAGGGTCAGTAAATTCTATACCCCAACCCGGTGGAGTCCTAAACCAATAAGGAGATACTAGTTTTAAAGCACCTAACTTTTTAATAAGATTTACTTTAAAGTTGTTATCTCTCATACCACTAAATTGTTTAATTGGTTGGTCAAGCATCCATTCGGCAGATTCGTCATAAGCATAACTCATACCTACAGTTACTTGCCATTCCCATTTGTTTTCTTTATTTATTTTTTCTATTAAGATGTCAGACCAAGCAGGTATAATAATTCCGCTTGTCATAACTTCTTGTATTGCTGGGCAATTTTTAACATCTTTCATTTGTGGTATGTGTTCTCTACTATATATTTTTTGCTTCTTATACCATTCTGGTAAAAACTTATTAGCAAGTTGTGGTGGGTATAAATCGATTAATTGTTGATGTGCTTCACTTTTAGGTACTATTTCTATTGGTATTTTTTCCATATATATTTCCTCCAATTGCATTATAATCTGATATAAATTTATCTATTAATAATTCTAATTTAATATTATTAGGTTTAATTGAGTTTTTTTCACTACCACAGTATTTGCTAAACATATGACCCCATATTTTCATATACATAGGATTAGAAAATATATTTATATTTTTTAAGTCTAATGGTTTCAAATTATGGATGTTCTATATCTAGTTCAGAAGCATCAGCAACTTTAACCCAATTACTGACTTCCTCGTGCCAATTGTACTTATGACCATCATTAGGATATTCAATTGGTGGTTCCCAATACCAACCCTCTTCATTTAATATCCAGCTATCGTCTCCCGGATTTGCAGCATAAAAAACATCATTATCTCTGTCGTATTTACCATCTATAGTTGCGTAGTTGCCTCTAAATGCTTTAGATTGATTTTCGTGTAAAGTTCCATCTTCATTCCAATATTGATTATGCCCTGTGTTGTAAGATGTTCTTTTGCATTGTTCTGTGGGAACACCGTGTTGTTCTGCATAATTAGCTTCCCAGTCTTGTTCTACACCGTCAATAGTATCTGTTTCATCACGACCTGTAATTACTTCTATTACAATATCGTTTTCATCAAGAATAGCGTAATGTGCCATTATGAAAAAGTAACCGTTCCATTTCCAGAACTTATAATCATTATTGTATTTCCGTCACCACCACTACTTGTATTTGCTACAACATTATTGTTAGTTGTACCTGTATATGCATCTGGATATCTTAAAATAACTACGCCAGAACCTCCGCTCCCAGTTCCTCCTTGTCGGTCACGACCACCACCACCTCCACCAGTGTTAGCTGAACCAGATGTAGTACCACCGTTACCATTTTCTCCACGACCTCCACCGTCTTGTCCAGAACCGGGTGAAGCGTTGTTAAAAACAGAGCCACCACCACCACCTGCACGACCAATATCAGCACCAGAAATATTTGAGTGTAAACCTACGCCACCGTTTCCACCACGGTTTCCGTCACCACCTCCACCGTTGCCACCTGCGCCTCCACCGCCGCCTGCACCGTATGCACCACCGTCTGGTGAACCACCGCCACCATTAAAACCTTGACCTGCTGTACCAGCACCTCCACCGTTTCCGCCTTCGCCTCCACCGCCACCACCAGAACCACCGTTATTTCCGTTCTGCATGTTATTGACGCCTTTACCGCCACGAGTTGAAGTTACATTATCAAATACAGAGTTACCACCATAGCCATTAGCACCACCGCCACCGCCTACTTGTACTGTATATGCTGTACCAGCAGAAAGTGATAATGGTGACTCTAAAGTTGAATTTCTACCCGAATATGTATCTTCTGACCAAGAATTACGATAACCACCAGCTCCACCACCAGAACCGTGATAACCAGAGCCACCGCCACCACCACCTGCAATTACTAAGTATGAAACATCTAAAGGAACTTTACTTCCAGAAAAGCCAAATCTTGATGCACCAAAAGGCATAAATCCTCCCTATTGAAAATCTGTTAAAACATTTATTAATGGTGTAGCAGCGTCAAAAAATAAAAAACTTACCAAGTCAACTGAAGATGCGGCTGTACTTAAAGTTACTCCCGCACCACCAGAAGTAAGCCCCGTAACATCACTACCACCATTAACTGTGATTGCGTTAATAGCCATAGTTCTTGAACCTGTACCATCTTGAGTTACTTTCATAGTAAAATTTGAAGTACCATTAGTTGGAACATTTGTAAAATCTATATCTGTAATATTTTCTGACAATGTTATTGAACCTGTATTTCCACTTGACAAATCTATAGATATCACCCCAGAAGAAGAGGTAAGTGCTACATCTGACTCAACATAATCAGTCAGTGTTGGACCAGAAATATTTGCATTTTGCACGGCACCATCTTTTAATAAAACACCATCTATTGTTACACCAGTAGCAGATGTTTTTTCATTTATTACATCTGTACTAACTTCAGAGTCTTTTAATAAAACACCATCAACAGTAACACCAGCAGCACTGGTTAATTCTGATATTGTATCAACTTTTGGTGTAGATAATATTTCAACACCGTTACTTGATACTCTTTCTTCTATTTGGTCTACTTTGATTTTACCCATTTAATTTATCTCCTAAAATATATTAACACTTAATACTGAATTTATTGTTATTACAATACATCCAGCTGACCTTCTATTGTTACAACGCCTGTAAAAGCTACCGTTCCAAATAATCCTACATTTCTATTAGAAGGTATTGTTGCTGTAGCTGATATACTATTTGTATTGCTATATCCTAAAGCTCCTGCTTCGGAAAAAATACCAACATCATCTATTGTAAACTTTTTTGTTCCTGCGATATCAACATCTATTTCATCTGTAGTGGTTGCACCGATTTCTATGTTTGTATTACCATCTGCGTCTGAGATGATACTACCACCACCAATATCGGTCCAATCACCACTATTGTTTGTATTGTCTGTTCCAGTATAGACTTGCATCTTGTAATCAGTTTCATTGTAAATTATAAGTCCAGCAAATACATCAGCAGTAGCTAAAGCATTTCTTTCAGTTGTGCTAAATCTTGGTACTAATATACCATCTGCACCAGTTTCTGAACCATCAAAAAACTCGGCTAATCCATTTGAATCGCCATCTTCAAATCTTATTCTTACTGGTCTATTTCCGTATGATGTTGCCATTATTCACTCGGTTTCGGATTATTGTCTTTTACTTCTTTTAAAGCAGTAAAAAATACACCTGTGTTATCTAGTGTACCATTATTTATATCGTGCCATAGCTTATCAAATTGTTCTGCAAGAGCAGGGTAAGCAACAGTTCTATCTCTTTGATATTGGTTAGCATCATATTCTGCTTGTAACCTAGCTTGTTCTGTAGCAATAGCTTCATCAGTTGGTTGTGTAATATCTTCACTATGCCACTCTGTTATTACATCATCCACTAAAACAAATTCAGCTTGTGGTTCTAGACTTAATATTGCTTCTCTTTTACTAATTGACATTATGAACCTATCTCTATAAGTGTAAGTGTATCAGTGCTACTTGAAGTTGCAGCATAAATTGTATCAGCAGATTCTCCAGACCTAAATTGAGTTTTGTAAGTTGTGGAAGATGTAGTATTAGGTGTGTCTAAAAAAGTTGTTCCATATGTCCAATAATGAACTAATGCACCACCGTGAGCTTGTGACCTCACATAAGGATTTAAAGTTTGTCCACCCCATATATCAGTAGAATCTCTTAGTAGTTTTAGTCTTCCATCACAAGCTCCATCACTACCTCTTGATAATCCCAAATTATGTGCAAGAATAACTAATACTTTACTTGATGTTGCACTTGGAGTTATAGAAGCAGTTAAACCAGTGTCAGAGTAACTAGTAGAATTTGTTGAACCAGCAGTGCTATTTGTTCCTTGAACAACTTGTAATACTTTACCACCTGCAATAGAAGGTATAGCTCCATCTTTAATCAAAAGACCATCAATAGTTACACCACTAGCTGTGGTTTTCTCTGATATTGTATCAACTTTTAATTCTGATGCGATAGGTCATCACCTCTCAATCTTGCATATCTAGCTTTTTGTGATTTAGAAATCTTCATCTTGCTTTCTTCACTAAGTTTAACACCTAATCTTGGTTGATTACCTTTGTTAGCTAAACTAATTTTTCTTTTAGTTTCTTCTGAAGTAATTTTTCCATACCTACCATTGTGTTCTCCTGCACAACCTGTATTATATGCAGGGTTTAAATCATTAATTAAATCTTCTTCTAATTCAAAAGCATTCTCACAAACTTCTAATACTTCAATATCAAAGTTTTCTACACCAAATTTTCTCATAGCTTTATGTAAAGCAGAATTAGAGTTTCTTCTTAGTGCTTTATATTTATGTTCTGCAAATCTATTGTTTATTGTTCTAGTAGTTGCACCAATATAAAAATCTTTGTTAGTAGTATTTGTGATTTTATAAACAGTACTAGCCATTGACTAATTCCCAACCTTGTGTGTTATCACCATTGTATGCATTCTCGTTCCAAATATATGCTTCTCCATCATCTGGATAAGCTATTGGAGCTTCCCATACCCAGTTTTCATTTAATGACCAACTTGGATATGGTTGCGGTGGATAAAACACATCATTTTCTTCATCAAATGTGAAGCCAATACCTGCGTAGTTCCCACGATATGGTGTTCCATCTAAGGTATGAGAATTACCAACAGTGTTGTATGAAGTTCTTTTGCAAACTTGTCCACGAAAATCGCCATACCACGCTTCCCAGCTCTCAAAGCCTTCTGGAAGGTCTGCGTTATCGTCTTCGTCTTTACCAACAATAACTTCAGTTACTATATTGTTGTCGTTTAGAAAGGCGTAATGTGCCATATTATTCTCCTATCTTGTATATCTTAACAGAGGTTTTTAAAACTAATTGCATTATGACCAACTTACATTTCCACTTGTTTCTATTTGTATGTATTTGTAGCCAGTAGAACCATCTGTTTGTTCTCCAGCAGTTGATGTTGCACCATCAGCTAATGTTATTGTTTTTCCAGCTGGATATCTAAGTATTACTACTCCTTTTCCACCAGAGCTACCCAATGCTTGAGACCTTCCAGCACCACCACCGCCACCACCAGTATATTCAGTACCAGCTGTTGGACTAGCACCATTTCTACCACCTGTACCGCCACCGTGACCGGGGTTAGAAGGAGAACTTGTTCCATAAGAACCACCACCTCCACCTCCAGCTCTAAACACTGAAGAACCTGTTGCAGAAGAAGCTTGTCCATTACCACCAACACCACCTGTATTTTGACTTGCTGTAGCACCATTAGAAGAAGCACCACCTCCACCTCCAGCAGACCAAGATACACCGTTACCACCACTATTTCCTTGATTTGCAGTTCCAGAACCGCCAGAACCGTTATAAGCACCACCTCCACCACCAGAACCTCCTGTACCACCAGTTTGTTGATTGTGATAAGTGTCAGAACCTCCGCCACCTCCACCAGTTGAAGTAATATTATTAAAAGATGAATTACTACCAGCACCACCTCTAGCTTGATTACCTGCACTACCACCACCACCTACAACTACTGAATAAGTTGTTGTTCCATCACCAATTACAATTACTGTACTTTCTGTACTAGAACCATCACCAGAGTTTTCAGAACCTATAGAGCTTCTATAACCTCCAGCACCACCACCGCCACCACCTTCGTAGTTGCCCGGTGTAGAGCCACCTCCACCTCCTCCACCAGCAATAACTAAGTATTGAACTTCAAAAGCAGGGTCTTGCATTGCTTGCCAATCAGTACCATCAAAATATTCTGGTCTAGTGTTAGTTGTATTGTATATTACATCTCCAGCAGCAGAAGTAAGTGCATCTCTCTCTACGGTTGTATAAGACTTTAATTGTAAAGAATTATCCATTGCGACATTATTACCGCTTCTTGTTTCTATGTTATCTACTTTTAATCTACTCATATTTTCCTAACTAAAACTTATTGTTCCTGTTCCTGCTGTGAAAACTATGTAGCTATCTGAACCATCTGTTTGAACACCACCATCAGTAAGACCTGTTCTAGTTGCATCTAAAGTTGCATCAGCAGTAGCCCATCTAAGTATTACTACTCCAGAACCACCAGAACCAGGTGTTCCACCTGTAAGGTAACCAGAACCACCACCTCCACCACCTGTGTTAGCTGTGCCAGAAGTACCATTAGCATTTGAACCTGCACCACCATTACCACCACCACCAGAACCACCTGTTCCTCCAGTAGTGCCACCACCACCACCTCCACCACCACCTCTAGTTACACTAGAGCCAGTGATAGAAGAAGCTAAACCATTTCCACCATTACCACCTGTATTATTTGTACCATCAGAACCTGCTGCACCAGCACCACCTGCACCACCAGAGCCATATAATGCTACTCCATCTCCACTAGCAGAACCTTGATTAGAAATATTATTTGTATATCCAGCAGTTGGACCACCAGAAGTTCTGCCATTAGGACTACCAGAAGAACCACAAAGATTATCTCCACTATGTCCTCTACCACCACCTACAGCAGTAATTGAAGTAAAGATACTTACAGAACCAGTACTATTAGAACCACCACCTCCACCTACTGTAACTGTTAAGTTAGTACTTTTTGGTGCATACATAGCTGGTTCAGCAGAACTATTTCCACCAGAATTTTCTCCATTAACATTACATAAATATCCACCAGCACCACCTGCTCCGTGTGTTACATCATCGTTAGTGTTTCCACCACCACCACCTGCAATAACAAGATATTCTATAGAGAAAGCATCTACCCCACCTGCTTGTTCCCAAGCAGAACCATTATATGTTTCTACTTTTGATGTTGTGCTGTTATAAATCATATCTCCAGCTACAGAAGTTAAAGCATCTCTTTGAGCAGTTGTATATGACTTTAATCCAAGTGCATTATCTATAGCTACATTGTTTTGGTCATTTGTTGAAATCTTATTTGTTTTTAATTCACTCATTAGAAAGTTATTGTTCCTGTTCCAGCAGTAAACTGATAAATTCGTTTACCTCCACTTGTATTTGTACTTACTGTTAATCCACCACCACTACCATCATTAGCTAGTGTTCCTAAACTTTCATCATAACTTATAATTACTATACCAGAGCCACCATTACCACCAGTATAAGAAGATGCAGTATTAGAGGAAGCTCCACCTCCACCACCACCTGTGTTAGCAGTTCCAGAGTTACCATTGGCATTACCACTAGCTCCTGTACCACCACCATCAGAACCTGTACCAGGGTTTCCACCATAACTACCACCACCTCCACCACCTGCTCTGCCAACAGCAGAACCTGTGATTGAAGAAGTTACACCACTACCACCATTAGCACCTTCAGTTGAACCACCTGGATAAGCTGCTAATGCAAGAAATTCAGCTTCTGAACCTGCACCACCACCACCACCTGAAGAAACATTAGTATAGTTCCAAGTTGATGCTCCTCTTGAACCTCTATGCCCTTGACCTGGTATTCCAACTCCACAATCAGTATTTTTGCTATAACCATTACCTTTACCACCACCAGAACCACCATTTTGTTTTGCTTGACCTATAATATCATCTGAACCAGATTGTGCACGAGCATCATCACTACTGACCATACCACCACCACCACCAGCAGAAGTTATAGGACCTAATACACTTTGACCACCTCTTGAACCAGTTGTGCTATTATTTACACCACCAGTACCACCTGCACCTATTGTTATTGTTAGCTGAGTTCCTTTTACAGCTACAAGTTTATCAACAGCACTATCTCCTCCACCAGAATTTTCTCCAGTTACAGATGATATATAACCACCAGCTCCTCCACCACCTGCTGGGTTTTTTGTACTACCAGCACCACCACCACCTCCACCACCTGCTATAACAACAAATTCTGTTGTGTAAGAAGTAGTGCCTAAATCACTCCAAGAAGAACCACCATACACTTGAACTTTATTTTCATCAGAGTTGTATATAGTATCTCCAGCAACTGATGTAAGTGCATCTCTTTCTGGTGTGGTGTATGACTTTAAATTTAAAGCATCATCAATAGAAACATTATTACCAGAGTATTTACCTATAGAATTTGTTTCTAGTGTAGACATTATAAATCATTCCAGCTCGAACCATTATAAAATTGTACTTTGCTATCTGTGGTGTTGTAAATCATATCTCCAGCAGCACTTGTTAAAGCATCTCTTTCAGAAGTTGTATAAGATTTTAAGTTAATAGGACATTGCATTGCGACATTATCGCCAGTAGAAGTTGATATTGTATTTACTTTTAATGTAGCCATTATATAATCACCATTGTTCCGTTATTCGTTACTGTTCCAGTAATAGTTACTGGTCCTGCTAATAATGTTCCTTCGCCAGAAGGTATTGTAAAAGTTGCAGCTTGTGTTTGATTATGTCTAAACATACCGCCATTTGTTGTTAAAGCGATACCACCTGCATCTTGCACAGCAACCTCTGTTCCTGCGACATCATATCTAATTTTATCTTCATCAACGCCACCTTCATCTACTTGTATTTTAGTATCATTATCTGCGTCTAAAATAGCATCTGAAGATACTGATACAGTTGCATCTATTGCACCATCACCTGCGTCATCGTATGCAAAAGATATACCTGTATGAGTACCGTTAGTAACAAGCATATCACCAACAATATCTTCAATATTTTCTGTTGTATTACCTACTACTTCCCAAGAAGAACCATTATATATTTTAATTTTATTGTCGGTAGAATTGTATATCATCTCCCCTTCAGTTGTACCTGTAGGGTCTGATGAATGTACTGGAAGCAATACTGTATCAGAGTTAGTAAACTCTGCTAAACCGTCTGTATCTCCAGCAGTTCTTGTTACATGTAATAATCTATAAGTTGCCATTATTCTGGTTTCGGATTATCAGACTTAACTTGTGCTATGTGGTCTGCCCAAACAGTAGTTCCATTAACGCCATCCCAGTACATCATATCTAACTGGTCTGCAATAGAACCATAACCTTCTTGTCTAGCTTGGATATAACCAAATTGTTGGTCATTCCATTTGCTATTAGCAAGGTCTGTTATAGCTTGGTCATAATCACTAGCAGAAAATTCAAGTCTTTCATTATTAACTTGTTTAAATAAAGGTTTAGCAGCT